AATGCCGCTTTTGCTGTTATAAAGCAAGCCGTGCAGAACGGCAGCGACATTGCCAAGGCTGGCAGTGCTATCGCACAGTTTGTAGGCGCAAAGGAAGACCTGCAGCGTAAGTCACAGAAGAAGGGCAACCGTGCTGACCTTGAAGAGTTCATGGCCCTTGAGCAGATACGTGAGCAGGAAGAGCAGCTAAAGCAGATTATGATTTATGCAGGTCGCCCCGGACTGTGGAGTGACTGGCAGAAGTTTCAGGCAAAGGCACGTATACAGCGCAGAGATGAAGAGATAGCCAGAGCAAAGAAGCGCAAGCAGATAATTGAAATAACCATCATTACTTTCTTCTTGATTCTTGGTCTTACTATAATGGCATGTTTTATTCTTCTCTTGATGCACTCACAGGGAAAACTATAATGTCATTGGCGAAATCACAAAAGAGTCTAAAGAGTTGGACAAAGCAGGATTGGAGAACCAAAAGTGGTAAAAAATCCAGTGAGACTGGTGAACGGTATTTACCGGCAGCAGCTATCAAGTCGTTATCGTCGCAGGAATATGCGGCTACGACCAAAGCTAAAAGGGAAGGTACACGGTCTGGTAAGCAGTTCGTCAAGCAGCCAAAGAAAATAGCCAAGAAGACGGCACAGTTCAGGAGAAAATAATGCGTGTACTAATTATATTTTTTGTCTTGACAATGCTTACAGGCTGTGATAGAATAGATTTTTCTGATATGGCAACAGCAGCCGGAGCAACGGGAGCAGCCATTGGTACTGCGGTGATAACAACAAACCCTATGGCTATTGGTGCTGTAACAGCAGGGGGAGCATTGGCTGGAGCAACACTGATAGAGGACGACAAGAGTTTGAGTACAGAACAGATTAAAGAAGTAGAGAATCCGTGGCAAGCAATGCTTGTAGCTTTTGACCAACTGTTGGCCCATGCGTTTGAGATTGTCATTGCCATTGGCGTTGCAGTTATAGGTATTCCAATGTTGATTACATATCTCATGGGACGGTTCAAGCAACGCCCAGAGGACGCCAAGACTATTAACAATCTTGTAGAGAAGATTGGCAAGATGAAAGAAACAGGCTAGTGGCTGCTGACGTGCTTATGCAGTGGAAAGTATTTCCACGTTTGATGACAATCATGTTTAGTATTATGGCATGGCGTTGTGCGGAATGGTTCATGTATCTGGACAATCCTACAGCAGTTCAGGCAGGTTTTGTTTCTGTAGTAATGGGTGCAATGACTGGTGCCTTTGCTATCTGGATGGGAAGTGAGAATAAGAAATGAGAAACCTTACTGAAAGACAGCAGAAGTTCCTTGAGGTGCTTTTTGACGAGGCTGGTGGAGACGTTCCATTGGCAAAGCGTCTTGCTGGCTACGCTGACAAAAGTTCCACAACGGAAATCGTTAAGGGCTTGAAGGAAGAAATCCTTGAGGCGACTCAAATGTACATGGCACGTAATGCTCCGAAGGCCGCGGTGGCAATGACGGGTGCATTGAATGACCCGACTGAACTTGGTATTCGTGACAAGATGACTGCTGCCAAGGAACTCTTGGACCGTACCGGCTTGGTAAAGACTGAGAAGATGCAGGTGGAAGCATCTGGTGGTGTTATGCTTATGCCACCAAAAGCTGCAGTAGAGGACGATGACTAGAACAGCAGGTCGGTTCAAACTTCCACAGCCGACAGACATTAAAGATGAGGAAGAGTGGGTTCCTGTCCCACGCATTGCACGTACAATACCTTTTGGTTATGAGGCAGATGAGGATGACCCCGACATCCTGATACCTGTACCAAAGGAGTTAGACTTACTAGAAACTGCACGAAAGCATGTGAAGCAGTATTCGTATCGGGAAGTGGCAAATTGGTTGTCCGCAAATTCTGGTCGTTACATATCACATGTAGGACTGAGGAAAAGATTAGCACATGAGCGACAGCGTAAGAACCAAGCTGCAAGCCTCCGCAAGTGGGCAGAATATGCGGAAAAGGCAATCGCCAAGGCGCAAGAAATCGAAGAAACAAGACTTGGAGCCAAGCGTAGAAACGCCGCAGATTGAGGCTACAGAGCCTGTAGAGAGTTCCATAGAGGAACATGCCAATGTACTGTTCAAGCCTAACGCTGGGCCTCAGACAGAGTTTCTTGCCGCATCTGAACGTGAAGTTCTATACGGCGGCAGTGCAGGGGGTGGTAAGTCATATGCTATGCTTGCTGACCCACTGCGATACATGGGCCACCCACAGTTTAGTGGGTTGCTTCTTCGACATACAACGGAAGAACTGCGAGAACTTATCTTCAAGTCGCAGGAGTTGTATCCGAAGATTTGGTCCGGTATCAAATGGTCAGAAAGAAAGATGCAGTGGACCGCGCCATCTGGAGCGAGGCTGTGGATGTCCTACCTAGACAGGGATGAGGACGTGCTTCGCTATCAGGGTCTGGCATTTAGCTGGATAGGCTTTGACGAGTTGACACAATGGGCTACCCCATACGCATGGAACTATATGCGATCTCGTCTACGGTCCACTGCCCCCGACCTGCCTATCTTTATGAGGGCAACCACCAACCCTGGTGGAAGGGGGCATCAGTGGGTTAAGAAGATGTTCATTGATCCTGCACCTTTTAACAAGGCATTTGATGCAACAGACATTGAAACTAACGAAGTGTTGCGATATCCTGCCGGACACTCTAAGGCAGGAAAGTCTCTGTTCAAGCGGAGATTTATCCCAGCGAGACTTACTGATAATCCTTACCTATCCGAATCAGGTGACTACGAAGCAATGCTTTTGTCACTACCAGAACAGCAGAGACGCCAACTCTTGGAAGGTGATTGGGATATTAAAGAAGGTGCTGCGTTTACCGAATTTAATCGGGATGTGCATGTCGTTGAGCCTTTTGACATACCTAACAATTGGGTTAAGTTTAGGGCTTGTGATTATGGTTATGGTTCTTACAGTGGCGTTATTTGGTTTGCTGTATCACCAGACGAGCGTTTAATTGTATATCGTGAACTATATGTAAGCAAAGTATTGGCGACAGACTTAGCAGATATGATACTTGATTTGGAAGCAGAAGATGGAAATATTAAGTATGGTGTTTTGGACAGCAGTCTTTGGCACAAGCGTGGCGATACTGGTCCTTCTCTTGCGGAGCAAATGATTGGTCGTGGGTGTCGTTGGCGTCCATCTGACAGAAGCCGTGGTAGTCGAGTAGCTGGTAAGAACGAGATACATCGTAGACTACAGATAGATGAATTTACAGAGGAACCTCGTCTTGTATTCTTTAGTAGCTGCACAAATGTCATCAGTCAGTTACCGGCCCTGCCGCTTGACAAAAAGAATCCAGAGGATATTGATACGCACTCTGAGGACCATTTGTATGATGCACTCAGATACGGCGTTATGTCGCGTCCGCGATTCAGCTTGTTCGACTACGACCCTACGGGAAGACCTTCGACAGGTATGCGTATAGCAGATAGCACCTTTGGATATTAAGGGAAAAGCACATGAATGAAGATGAAATTCCAATGGAGACTGACGCTATTGCGTTGGAAGATAGTGATGATACTGCTGTATCTGATGTTGACGTATCAGGTCTTATTGGATATGTTCAAGGTTTGTACAGTCGCGCTGAAGACTATAGGTATCAGGACGAAGAGCGTTGGATTAAAGCCTATCGTAACTATCGTGGCCTGTATGGTCCTGATGTCCAATTTACTGAGGCAGAAAAGTCTCGTGTATTTATCAAGGTAACAAAGACAAAGACACTGGCAGCATATGGTCAGATTGTCGAGGTTCTATTTGCTAATAACAAGTTTCCTCTGACGGTTGAGCCAACAGAACTGCCGGATGGTGTTGTTGCAGATGTAAATTTTGATCCACAAAAACCAGAGCAGCTTCGTGACGACACGACAAGTCCATATGGATTTGCAGGGGATGGTAAGGATTTGCCACCGGGCGCAACCCAAAAGTCACTTATGGAAATGCTTGGGCCTCTTTCTGACAAGCTTCGGGACATAGATGGTTTGGAAGCAGGACCGGGAAAAACACCAACTGCTGTGACATTTAGTCCTGCAATGGTTGCTGCAAAGTCAATGCAGAAAAAGATTCATGATCAGCTAGAAGAGTCTGGTGCAAATAAACATCTGCGTAGCACGGCTTTTGAGATGGCCCTTTTTGGTACAGGTGTTATCAAGGGGCCATTTGCTATTGACAAAGAGTATCCTAATTGGGGAGATGACGGAGAGTATGACCCGCTTTTCAAAACCGTTCCGCAAGTTTCTCATGTGTCTGTTTGGAACTTTTATCCAGACCCTGACGCAAACAACATGGATGAGGCACAGTTTGTAATTGAACGTCATAAGATGTCTCGCTCTCAGCTACGTCAATTAAAGAAGCGTCCATACTTCCGTGGTAATGTAATTGATGAAGTTATTCGTCTTGGTGAAAATTATACTAAGAAGTATTGGGAAGATGATCTCGCGGACTACGCGCCTGATCATGGTGTTGAGCGTTTTGAAGTTCTTGAGTATTGGGGTACTATGGAAACAGAGATGCTTGAGGAAGAGGGCGTTGAGATTCCAGATGAACTCAAGAGTTTTGATGAGTTGCAAGCAAATATTTGGATTTGCAATGGCAATCTTCTAAGAGTTGTACTTAACCCATTTAAGCCAGCCAAGATTCCGTATCACGCATCACCATATGAACTGAACCCATACTCGTTCTTTGGTGTAGGTATTGCGGAGAACATGGATGACACACAGACATTGATGAACGGTTTTATGCGTATGTCTGTTGACAATGCTGTGTTGTCTGGTAATCTAATTGTTGAGGTGGATGAAACCAATCTAGTACCGGGGCAGGACTTATCCTTGTATCCTGGCAAGGTATTCCGGCGTCAGGGTGGCGCACCCGGCCAAGCAATCTTTGGCACAAAGTTCCCTAATGTGTCAAGTGAAAATATGATGTTGTTTGATAAAGCGAGACAGCTTGCGGATGAAAGCACAGGCTTTCCCTCGTTTGCTCATGGTCAGACAGGCATCAGTGGTGTAGGCCGGACAGCTAGTGGTATTTCTATGCTGATGAATGCAGCCGCTGGTGGTACAAAGAATGTCATCAAGAATGTGGACGATTACCTCCTTCGTCCTCTTGGTGAAGGTTTCTTCCGCTTCAACATGCAGTTTGATTTTGATCCAGAGATTAAGGGCGATCTTGAGGTCAAGGCACGTGGCACGGAAAGTCTTATGGCTAATGAGGTGCGTAGTCAGCGTTTGATGCAGTTCCTTGGTGTGGCAAGTAATCCTGCACTGGCACCGTTTGCCAAGTTTCAGTATATTATTCGTGAGATTGCCAAGTCTCTTGATCTTGACCCAGACAAGGTTACAAACAATATGGATGAAGCTGCTCTTCAGGCAGAGTTAATGAAAGGCTTCCAAGCCCCAGCATCAGAGGATGGCGCACCAATGCCTCCAGGTGCAGACGCAGCTGATCCAACAGGTGCAGGTGGTGGAACTATTGGTGTTGGTCAAGCACCAGTGCCGGGTGAACAAGGATTTAGTGCAAATGGACAAGGAAATGTTGAGCAAGCTATCGTCGCTGGTGAACCACAAGCAATGGCAGCACCTCAATAATTATTTGGAATATCTGGTAGAAATCCAGCAAAAAGCATTGGAACAATCAGATAATGAGATACTGGTATATCGCGCACAGGGTGCTATCGCTGTGTTGCGTCGTTTATCTAACTTGCGCGATGACGTTAGGAACTCCAATGGCTGAAGAAAAAATTTCTCTTCCTGAACCCAAACCACCTACCATTATTAAATATTCAGATGCTGAAGATTTAATACAAGGGGCGACTGACGCAGAAATTCTTGCTTTTACTATGTTGTCAGAGGCAAAGGGTACAGGTGATGATAGTCTTGCTGCAATTGGGCATACTATCCTTAATCGAAAAGAATCTGATCTATATAATTTTTCTCAGCAAGATAGTATTAAAGATGTTGTGCGGCAAAAAACATCCAGCGGTGATTATGAATATAATGGATTAGAAAATGAAATAAAAAAAGGTGAAAAAGTTTATACTCCTTTTGAAAACACACGTGAATACATTATTAACAATCCAAAAGAATATAAAAAGGTCTTAGAAATTGCTAAAAATTTAATTTCTATGTCACCTGAAAATAGAGAAGAAGCTGACCCGACAATGGGTGCAACATTTTTTCAAAATCCCAAAACACGGACTAATACGTTTATTGACCAAAAAGCAAATACTGGGGAATTTATCAAAACAAAATCTTTTGGTGGTCATGATTTTTATTCTGCTCCTTTTGGTGGTCCTCCACCGCCTTTGCCATCAGTCATTCCAGAAAGCCCACCAAAGGGTAGAAAAACAAAATTTAATGATCCAGATAAAAACTTTGTGGAGCAGATGTCATCAGCACAAGCTGAAGCAGAAAAAAGACAATCGACTATAGATTTAAAAGAATTAGTTAAACAGAGTAAACAAGATGAAAAGATAAATTTACTTGATAGCTTTTCTTCTACTACAAAAGAGATTTTTAATAGGACCACTGACTATTTTTTTGGAGATGATGATATGGATGAAAACCCAGCACAGACTGCCCTAGAAAAATTAAATAAAATTCGTGTGGGTGGGCATATGCCAAAATCTTTATCTATTAGTGGAGGGGTAAACCCAAGTCCTGTAAAAAAAGCACGAGGCGGTATGGCAGAACAAATGAGCATGTTTGATGAGGGCGGTCTTCTTGATGAAGGGGGTGGTGTTGACCCAGTGTCTGGAAATGATGTGCCTTCTGGTTCATTAGAAAACGAAGTTCGTGATGACATTCCTGCACAATTAAGTGAGGGTGAATTTGTTTTTCCGGCAGATGTAGTAAGATATATTGGTTTAGAAAAACTTATGCAATTGCGTCAGGATGCAAAGCGTGGACTTAAACTAATGGAAGAAATGGGTCAAATGGGAAATAGCGAGGAAGCCACTATACCGGATGATATACCATTTAATGTAGATGATCTTGAAGTTGAAGATATGTCTATGCCACTTGCGTTTCAAGAGGGTGGAGCAGTAACCGCACAAAGTTCATTGCCATCTTATATGCAAGCCGTCGAAGATTTTAATAGGCGTCCTAGTTATCAGACTGATTCTTCTTTTTATTCTGCTAAAGATATTCCAAGTATTACAGAAGTTCCTACATTTGAAGCTCCAGAGGAAATGCCGACATTTGATGATTTGATACCCACAAAAACAGGTCGATATGATGAATTAGTTAAATTTGAAAATAAAGATACTGGAGAGGTTAGATTTATTCCGTTTGTAGATGGAAAACCAATTTATCCCATTGATGATTTGCTTGAAGCAGGTTTTGTACGTGTTGATGAAGAAGAGGTTGAGGATGATCTGGAAATTGGTGTTGATCCAATAGAGGCTCCCTCAATAGAGGATAGGTCTGATGGAGATGCAGATGAACGTCGCCGCAAAGAAGAAGAAAAGATGTATGGCCCCGGTGGCGGTAGGCTTGGTGTAGCCGGTGACATTTATGGTGTTTCATTTGATGGTGTTGGCTTGCTGGAGGGCAGAAGTCTTTTGGCAGGTTTAGCATTTAGCGGTAAAATTCCTGAGAAATTTGCTTCGGACGTATCGGTAAATTTTAAGCGAGGAGATGACGAATTTTCCGTTCGTGGAGATGAATACAATAAACTAAAACAAGTTATTAAAGACGAAGGTCAAGACTCTGACGCTGCTGCAGATATGCTGTCGGAAATTCGTGATCGTCATCGGCGAATTGAAGAGGTTAAAAAACAAGCGCAGAAAGAATTTGAAGAGCTTGCGTCTGTTCCAGAAGATGAAACCAGAACCCGTACTGAGTCTGATGATGATCGCGGCGATCCATTTGACACAGGCTATACCTACGATCCACGGTCTGTTGAAGAGACTACTTCATATGTCGAATCAGGCTACGAAGAAGCATCTGGCGGTGGCGGCGGGGGCTACGGAGGCGGTAGTTCTGAGAGAGAAAATAGAGAATCTGACGAAGCCGGTTCTAGTTCTTCAAGCAGTGGCAGTTCATCGTCTAGCGGCACAGGCAGTGGCAGTTCATCGTCTGGCGGCACAGGCAGTGGCACTGGATACGATAGAGATACAGACAGAGGTGGAGGCGGTATAGGCGGGGGTTTTGACAGTTTTCGCGCCAAAGGCGGTTTTATTGACAAACCAAAACCCAAGGCTAAAAAGATGAAGCGTGGTGGACTAGCTTCTAAAAAATAGTCTACACATATGTTGGCTACCCTATCCCCCACCCGACGTGGCTACGGTTGGCCCCAACTAGGAGAAGTAAAATGGCAGAAGCCGAAATCATGGCTGAAGAAATGCAGTCACCAAAAAAAGTAGCATTTGCACAGCGTAAATATACAAATGAAGAAAAGCGTAAACAAGAAGAG